AAGAAAGGAACCTGACATGAGCCTCAGGGACGTGCGAGCCGAGGCGATCCACGCCTGGGAGATCGCCCTGCGCGACAACCGCTGCCCGAACCCCGAGTGGATGGCCCGCACCGTTGCGACCATCGCCGAAGGCCTCGGCATCAAACTCAACCGCCCCGCCCTCGCTGATGATCCGGCCGCGGACTACAGCCGGCCGCCACAGGCCGGAGACACGGCCACAGGAGCCGCAGCAGTCCGCGCAGCCATCCGCCATACCCCCACCGCCACAGAACCGCCCAAGGCACTCCCTCCGCCCCCATGGCACACCAGCACCCTCACCACCCCCTGACCCACCGGAGCCCACCATGGAGACGACCACCACAGACTGGCGCGACCACGCCGCCTGCCTCGGCCAAGACCCGGAACTCTTCTACCCCAACATCGGCGAAGAACGCCGCGACGCCATCACCATCTGCCGCACCTGCCCCGTCACCACCCAATGCCTCCAAGAAGCACTCGACTTCGGCGACAGACACGGCATCTGGGGCGCAACAACCCCCAACGACCGAACCAACCTCGTCCGCCGCGCCGTACGCAAAGGAAACTCCAGCCCCGTCAGGAGACAGCGATCATGAGCATCGACCCGGACGCACCGGTCGACTTCGTCCTGACCGACGCCGGCCGCGCCGCACTCGCCCACGCCCGCGAGCAGGCCGCAGCACGGTACCGGATCGACGAAGGCCCAGACGGCTGGACCTACCTGTACTGCACACAGTGCACCACCAGGCCATCGGACTACCTCCAGGCCTACCCCGGGCCGGCCATCCGGCACACCCAGTCCATTGCTGCAGTCCGCCAGGAGCACGAGCACCACCACCTGCTCAACGAGTAGCACTACCTCGCCGATCACCAGCACCGTACAATCGAACAACCGTTCGACCAGTCGAAACCCGCGCCGCGCGTAGGAGGTGTGATGCCGGATCCGCTGCCTGAAGATGTTGTACAGCGGATCCGGGAACTGGCGGCCGCCGGGACGGCGCGCAACGAGATCGCCCGTCAGGTCGGCTGCTCGCCGGCCACGGTGACTCGGTATGCGCCGGCTGGTTCGTTCGACCGGTCGTCGACCGCGGCCGCCGTGCAGGCGCACAAGATCGATGCTGCTGCGGTTCGGGCGAAGCTCGCCCTGGACCTGCTCTCGGATGCGGCACGGTTGCGCGAGCAGATTTGGCAACCAGCGAAGATCTACAATTTCGGCGGCAAGGACAACACCTACAACGACAAGGACGTCGACGAACCCCCGGCCGACGTCAAACGCACCCTCATGCTGGCCGCCAACACGGCACTGACCGCACACCTACGCCTGGTCGACCACGACAGTGATGGTGGCACAGAGCAGGCCAAGGGCGTCCTGGAGAAGTTCATGGACGCCGTCGCCGAGCGCGCGCACGAGCTCGGCGCCGAATGACCGCGGGCACGCTGCTGCCGAGCATCCTGCCCGACAAGCAGGTCCTGTCCATCTACGGCGCCACCGCCCGCGTGAACCTCTGGGAAGGCGCGGTCCGGTCCGGCAAGAGCATCGGCGCGAACTTCGCCTGGTTCAAATTCATCGCCAAGGCACCCGAGACCGGCGAACTGGTGATGATGGGCCGCACCAAGGACACGATCTACCGCAACGTCATCCGACCCATGCAAGACCCGGCGATCTTCGGGGAACTCGCCAAGAGCGTGCATTACACGCCCGGCGCGAACACCGCGATCATCCTCGGCAGGGTCGTGCACATCCTCGGCGCCAACGACATCCAGTCCGAGTTCAAAGTCCGCGGCATGACCGTCTGCGGCGCGTACGTCGACGAGATCACCACCATCCCGAAGGAGACCTTCCAGCAGCTCGTAGCCCGCATGAGCGTCGTCGGCGCGAAGCTCTTCGGCACCACGAACCCGGACTCGCCGCACCACTGGCTCAAAACCGACTGGATGGACCGCCGCGACCCGGACATCCGGGTGTTCCACTTCGAAATCGACGACAACACCACCCTCGACCCGGCCTACGTGCGGCAGGTCAAGCGGCAGTACACGGGCCTGTGGTTCCAGCGGTTCATCCTCGGCAAGTGGGTCATGGCCGAAGGCGCCGTCTACGACATGTGGAACCCGAAACGCCACGTCGTCCACAACACCCCAAGGATCGCGGACTGGTTGGTGGCCGGCATCGACTACGGCACGTCGAACCCGTTCCACGCCCTGATGGTCGGCCTCGGCGTCGACCAGCGCCTGTACGTCACCAGCGAGTACCGGCACGACTCCCGCGCCGGCCGCCGCCAGCTCGCCGACTCCGAATACTCCGGTGAGCTGCGCCAGTGGATGCGCAAGATCCCCATCCCGGGTTCCGCCACGCGCGGGGTCAAGCCGCGGTACATCGTCGTCGACCCGTCCGCCACCAGCTTCCGGGTGCAGCTGCACCAGGACGGCATCACCACCTGGCCGGCCGACAACGCGGTACTGGACGGGATCCGCCTGGTCTCCACGCTCCTGGCCGCCACACCGCGCCCGCAGCTGCTGGTGCACAAGTCCTGCCGGCACCTGATCACGGAGATGGCCGGCTACTCCTGGGACGAGAAAGCCCAGCGCAAGGGCGAGGACAAGCCGGTGAAAGTCGCCGACCACGGGTGTGACGCGCTGCGGTACGCCCTGAAGACCACGCATGCCGTCTGGACCGACATCGTCCAGGAGCCGCTGCGTGTCCCATCTGAATCAAGGTTCTGAGGAGAACACATGGCTAAGGTCCCGATCTACCGGTTCCACATCACCCTGACGCTGATGAGCCCTACCGAGACGCCGACGCGCACCTGCGACGCGATGTCCTACCGGGAGCAGGACGAGTTCATCTGCTTCGACGACACCCGCGTCACCGTCTACCAGGTCCGCCGAGACCTGATCAACGAGATCACCTGCGACGGCAAACCCGTCAGTGAGCAGGTGGTCGACGAACTCGACAAGGCGGCCAGCTGACATGCGCACCGCTGAGCAGAGAGCCGCTGACCGCGCCTTGGAGGAGGCCATCAAGGGCGCCCTCGAAGCCCACGAACTCAGCCGCGGCGCACTCGGGGACTACATCGTTCTCACCGTGGAAACCCGGTTCGACAACGACGGCCGCCAGACCACCAGTATCGCCCGGCTCACCTCCGACGACGGCGTTCCGCACTACCGGCTGCTCGGGCTTCTGGACTATGCGTCGACCATGTACCGCGACGAGATCACAACACCAGACGATGAAGAAGCCTGATATGCCGAAGCGCACCTATCCGTGGGTCCCTCGCCGGGACAGCACAGCGTCGTCCAGTGCGATCGACTGGGCCTACATCAGCACCTATCGTGGGCGCCGTTCGCGACCACTGGTCGGCCGGTGGATCGGGCGATCCTATGATCAGACGGGCGCGATCCGCGGGTTATCCGTCGCGAGCTCTCGGCATGTCTGGGCGTTTTGGATTCATCAGAGGAAGTATTGACCCACAGCACCTGACGTCGCCTAGAAATGTGATGACGATACCGAACCTCGAACTGGTGTTCACTCCCGCGCGCCGCGCGTAGCCTGATCACAGCTCCATCCGGCCAAGCCCGAAACGGGACAGCCGGCGGCCGAAACGGCACACACCCACCGTTCCGGCCGCCGAAAGGGCACATCCCATGGCCACCAGCAACCTCCAACTCCCCGGCCCAGACAACGCCGCCATGGCATGGCCACCCCGCGTCTGGTCACCCATCGCCCGCGCACAGAACCTCTGGTCAGCCTGGTACTCCGGCGACCCGGACCAACTCTCCTGGGCCTACCAAGGCCTCGGCGGCAACACCCTCACCGGCAGCACATTCTTCGGCACCACCGGCGAATACCCCACCACCGGCGCCCACTTCCGCGGACCCGCACCCATGGCAACCGCGACCATCGACCGCTACTTCTGGGGCCAGATCACACCCGCGGCCGAGAAGCGCGCGAAACTCCACATCCCGCTCGCCGGCGACATCGCCTCCATGTCCGCAGACCTCCTCTTCTCCCGCCGGCCACGCCTAGAAGTCGCGGACAAGGTCTCCCAGGCCTGGTTGGAGAACACCCTCGATGACGAGTTGCACGCCACACTCCGGGAAGGCGCCGAAGTCGGCGCCGCCCTCGGCGGCCGCTTCATGCGCATCGTCTGGGACAAGAACGTCGCCGACCAACCCTGGGTCGACATCGTCCACCCCGACGCCGCCGTCCCCACCTTCCACCACAACAAGCTGATCAGCGTCGTGTTCTGGCGCATCCTGGAGGACACCGGAAGCCAGGTCGTCCGGCACCTGGAGCAGCACGACCTGATCGGCGACGTCATCCAACACGGCGTGTACGTCGGAGACCAGCTGACCCTCGGAACCCCGGACTCGCTCACCAACTACCCGCAACTAGCGCCCGTCACGGCGGCCGTCGACCCGCAGGGCAACATCGTCCTGCCCGACATGCCCGACGGCGCGGACACCGTCACCTACATCCCGAACATGCGCCCGAACAGGATCTGGCGCTACGTCGGCGGCAGTGCGCCGATCGGCCGCAGCGACTACCAGGGGGTCGAACCGGCGATGGACGCCCTGGACGAGACGTACACCTCGTGGATGCGCGACATCCGGCTGGGCAAGATGCGCCTGATGGTCCCGACCTCGTACCTGGAGTCCCGCGGGCCCGGCAAACCGGCGATCGCAGACATCGACCGGGAGGTGTTCGTCCCGCTGAACCAGCTCGCCGGCACCGCGGACAAGGCGATGATCGAAGCGAACCAGTTCAAAATCCGCTTCCAGGAGCACGCCGCCACCGCGGACCGGTTGACGCAAGCGGCGGTCCAGGGCGCCGGCTACTCGCCGCAGACGTTCGGCGAGCAGCCCACCGGTGGCGGCACGATCACCGCGACGGAGATCGAAGACCGCCAGCGCAGGACTCTTCTGACCCGCAGCAAGAAGATCCAGTACGAGCGTCCCGGCACCGCCAACGTCCTCTACGGGCTGATGGCGATCCACGCGACCCAGTTCAATCAGCGAGGACTGGTCCCGCAACGCCCTGACGTGATCTTCCCCGATGCGGTTCTGCCCTCCCCGCAGGAACTCGCGCAAACCGCCGTCGCCCTATCCACCGCGAAAGCCGCCAGCCTGCAAACCCTCGTCCAAATGGTCCACCCCGACTGGGACCAGGACCAGGTCGACGAAGAGGTCGGCCGGATCAAGGATGAGGAGGGATTCGACGTCCTCGGCCGCGCCCGTATGACCCTGGCGTCGCCGGCGGGTTCAACCGAGAATCTCGGCCAGCAGATCGACGACATCACCAGAACGATCAAGGTTGACAAGGCTGCGGCGCACCTAGACACATCCGACACAGGCGCCGCACTGTCGACCTGATAGCACAAACGTTCGAACCGGTGGCATAATCAACCCGGAACCGAACCGAAAAGGTTCGGCAAACCCAACCCGAAACGGGAGAACGAATGTCCGGGACCGACAGCGCGACGGCAACAGCAGCGGCAACCGCAACGGATACCGCCGCCACGACCCCGACCACTGCCGCCACCACTGCAACCACCGACACCGCAACCTCGGCCGCCGCCGGTACGCAGACCCAAGGCGCACCGACCGTCGAGCAGCTGCAGGCCGACGTCGAGAAGTGGCGGGCGATGTCCCGGAAGAACGAAGCGGCCCTGAAGACCAAGACCGACGCGGACAAGGCCCAGGCGGCCCTGCTCGCCGACGTCGCCGCGAAACTCGGCATCCAGACCACCGGCGGGACACCGGACCCGGCCGCGATCACCGCTCAACTCGAGGCCGCGCAACGCGACGCGAAGACCCGCTCGACCGAACTGGCCGTGCTGCGCGCTGCCAGCCGGCTGAAGGTCGACGGAGACGCACTGTTGGACTCGCGCGCATTCGTCGCCCAGCTCGAAGGGCTCGAGACGACGGAGGCGATCGAGGCGGCCATCAAACTCGCCGTCGCCCAAACCCCCGGCAAGTACGCGACCACCCAGGCCCAGACAGCCGGGACCGGCGCAGACGACGCAGGAACGGCCACCACGACGGCTAACGCGTCCAGTGCCGGCGACTTCACCGGGGCAGCCGGCGGAAACCGCCAGTGGACCCAGGACGACGTCAACCGGGCAACACCCGAACAGGTCACCAAGGCACTCCAGTTGGGGCTCCTCAAGAGCCTGCTCGGCGGCTGACACCAGCCGCAACCAGCACCGTCAGCACCCATCGCACCACCCGCTTGCAGCGCCGAAACGGACAGGCAGCGGTAGCCGAAACGGCTTCCACTCGAATCCTGATCCGAAAGGTGCACTCCCGTGAGTGTTGCTCATTTCAAGGGCGAGGTGTGGTCGAAGGTCCTCCTCGGCAGCCTCCCCATGCGACTGGTGTTCGGCGGCCCGATGATCGTCAATCGT